TGGGTCTATGATGAAAGACTTGGATACAAGGCTATCCAAGTAGCTGAAGAAGCAAAGAAGCAAATTGAAAGAGCTGTTTCCTCTCGTAAACTTCAGGAGAGAAAAGTGCAGATCTTCGAAAATTATCTAGCGAATCTTTCAAAGATTAGAAATTAATAAATAAACCAGAAATATATCTCACAAGGAGTAAAAAATGGCCGAGAAGGAAACACAGGAAGTAATCAGCAACGATGAGCTTCAAATCGACGAAGCTTCAGCTGCTGACACTCTGAAGCCAGGTGGTGGATCAGGTGGTGGTGATACAAAGGCAGAAACACTTGCTACCTTTACATCACTCCTAGCACAGCTTGGTAAGGACGATCTGTCAAAGATTTTCAATGACGTGCAATCACAGTTTGGACCTAATAAGGCCCCAGGCGCTGAAGATAAGGCAGCTGCTAACCGTGCAACTGTTGCCATGAAGCCATCCGACGCTGTCGGCAAGGGCGCATGGAAGGAAGATATCGACGAAATGTTCGGCGATGATCTTACAGAAGATTTCAAGGAAAGAGCAGAAGTTGTTTTTGAAGCAGCTGTTAATACTCGCGTAAACCTTGAAACAGTACGCATTGAAGAAGAGTATGAAGCAAAGGCAGCTGAACTAGAAGAGCAGTTCAACGACGCTCTCGAAGAGCAGACCGCTGCTGTACTTGAAGATGTCACAAATAAGCTTGATCAGTATCTTGACTATTGCGTTGAGCAGTGGATGGAAGATAACAAGCTTGCAATCGAAAATTCGCTCCGCGCTGATATTGCAGAAGACTTCATGGAAGCACTCCGCAATGTATTTGCTGAGCACTACATCACAGTTCCAGACGAGAAGATTGATCTCGTTGCTGAGATGAAGGCAGAGCTTGACGAAGTTAAGGCTAAGCTAAACGAAACAACTGATGAGAAGATTGCTCTAGAAGCAATCATCGAAGAAGCTTCTAAGGAAGCAGCTTTTGAAGAAGTTTCAGAAGGTCTTGCTGAGACACAGATCGAGAAGCTTAAGACACTTGCAGAAGGCATTGACTATTCCGACGCTGACGCATATCGCAAGAAGCTAGAAATCGTCAAGGAGCAATACTTCAAGACAACTAAGGCAGCTACAACAACAGGTCTAATCACTGAAGAAATCGACGGTGAAGATGATACTGCTAATGGTACAACCGGATTCACAGCACCTGGCATGGACAAGTACGTCCAGGCTATTGCAAAAGCTGTAAAATAATTTTTTTATAAATAAAATAGCTTCAAAAAAAGCTTTTAAGGGAGAAGAACAGAAATGTCATATCTAGCAGAAGAAGTTCAAAATAAGTGGAAGCCAATCCTGGAGCACCAGGACCTTCCAGAAATTAAGGACGCACACAAGCGCGCCGTAACAGCTCAGATTCTTGAGAATACTGAGAAGGCTGTTGCTGAAGCACGTGCAGCAATGTCCGGTGGTTTCCTCGGTGAAGCCGCTCCAACCAACGCAACTGGTAACGCAATCGATAACTTCGATCCAGTTCTCATCTCGCTCGTTCGCCGTGCGATGCCAAACCTGATGGCTTACGATGTCTGCGGCGTTCAGCCAATGACAGGTCCAACAGGCCTTATCTTCGCAATGCGTGCACGTTACGACAACCAGGGTGGCACAGAAACATTCTACAACGAAGTTGACACAGGTCACTCGGCACGTGGTGGTGCTAACGCATCGGCTACTGCTGCTGGTTACCTCACATCTAACTCGGTAGGTGGCTACGACGCAACCCTCGGCACAACGCCATCGGCTAACACAAACGCAACCAACGACCTCTACAACTTCGCAGGCGGTATCAAGACTTCACTCGCTGAAGGTCTTGGCTCGACCACAACTTCGATCTTCCCAGAAATGGCTTTCTCGATCGAGAAGGTTTCGGTTGAAGCTAAGTCACGCGCTCTGAAGGCAGAATATTCGCTTGAACTCGCTCAGGACCTCAAGGCAATTCACGGCCTTGACGCTGAGACAGAGCTCTCGAACATTCTTTCTGCAGAAATTCTCGCTGAAATCAACCGTGAAGTTATCCGTACAATCGTAGTAACCGCTGTCCGTGGTGCTGCTGAAGGTACAACAAACGCAGGCGTATTCGACCTCGACACCGATTCTAACGGTCGTTGGTCGGTTGAAAAGTTCAAGGGTCTTATGTTCCAGGTCGAGCGTGAAGCTAACGCGATCGCTAAGGGCACCAGACGTGGTAAGGGTAACATCATCATCTGCTCGTCGGACGTTGCTTCCGCACTTCAGATGGCTGGTGTACTCGACTACGCTCCAGCGCTTAACTCGAACAACCTCAACGTTGACGATACAGGCAACACATTCGCAGGCGTTCTAAACGGTCGCCTCCGCGTTTACATCGATCCATATGCTGGTTCGAACTACATGGTAGTAGGCTACAAGGGCTCGTCGGCATTCGACGCAGGTCTCTTCTACTGCCCATACGTTCCACTACAGATGGTTCGTGCTGTCAACCCAGACACCTTCCAGCCAAAGATTGGTTTCAAGACTCGCTACGGCATGGTCGCAAACCCATTCGCAGAAGGTTCAAGCGATACAGCTCTTGGTCGTCTTGCAGAAGACACCAACGTTTACTATCGCCGTCTGCTCGTTAACAACCTCATGTAATAATGAGAGTTGGATTAACC